AAAAAGATCATATGATAGAGATAAATTAGCAATTGATAAAGAAAAACTAGCTACTCAAAGGTCAATTGCTGATAAAAATCTTGAAATTGCAAGAGAGAATAAAAACAAATATGATGTTAAAACTGACTCTAAATCTAAGAAAAACAAAGAAAAATAATATACTTAGCTATATACTACAAAAAACTTTATCTAAATTAAAAATTTCTAAGGTTTAATAATAAAAACTTTTGTATATTATATATGTAATAACCAAGAAGTATAACTAAAACCAATATATTATGTCAAATAAAATGGAACAAACAACAACAGTTCAAGAGATAGATGTTAACCTAGATGAGATCTTTAATGGAGCTCCTGGGGCTGGATCTGTTGTTACACCTGAAAAGGAAACTAAAAAACCAAATGTATTTTCAAAAGCAGATAATGTAGACTTATCATTTTTAGATGATGGCAGTATTAACAACCAAACAGAAGAAGAAAGCAAACAAGATTCTAAAGAAGCTGATTCTACTACAGGTGAAGCTGATAAAGCTGATGCATCAGGAAGTACTGAAACAGCAAAAGCAGCTGAGGGAGGAGATACAACTCCTGGTTCAACAGTCACAAAAGATGAAGTAGATGAAATTCTAAATGAAGGATTAGATTTAGCTGAATCAGAAGAAGAAAAATCTACTGCTAAAGGTAGAAGAAGAATTAATGATATGGCTGATGTCTTCAAAAAAATGATTGAAAATGAAGAAATCATTCCTTTTGATGATGATAAAGATTTAGATGATTACACTGCTAAGGATTGGAAAGAGCTTATTCAAGCTAATATGGCTGAAAGAGCTAACAAAGTTAGAAGAGAAACTCCAAAACAATTCTTTAATAGTTTACCACAAGAATTACAAGTAGCTGCAAAATATGTTGCTGATGGTGGTACAGATTTAAAAGGTTTATTTGGTGCACTAGCTCAAACAGAAGAAGTAAGACAACTTTCACTAGCTGATGAAGATGGGCAAGCACACATTGTAAGAGAATATCTAACAGCTACAGGATACGGTACTCCAGAAGATATTCAAGAAGAAATAGAAATTTGGAAAGATTTAGGTAAGCTTGAAAAACAAGCTGCTAAGTTCAAACCAAAATTAGATAAGATGCAAGAACAAGTTGTTGCAAGAAAGTTACAACAACAAGAGCAAATGAAAGCTCAACAACAAAAAGCATCAGAAAATTATATGGCTAATGTGTATCATACTCTTAAGGATGGTAAAATAGGAGATTTAAAAGTAAATAAAAAAACACAGTCTCTATTATATAATGGACTTGTTAATCCTTCATATCCGTCTATTAATGGTCAAAACACAAACTTATTAGGGCACTTATTAGAAAAGTACCAATTTGTTGAACCAAACTACAATCTTGTTACTGAAGCATTGTGGTTGTTAGCTGATCCAAAAGGTTATAAAGAACAATTAATGACTAAAGGAACTAACAAAGCAGTTGAACAAACAGTTAGAAAATTAAAAACTGCACAGTCAACTAAAACAGCAAGTACAGGTGGAGTAGCTGAAGCAAAAGCTTCAAGGAAAAGAACTTTACCTAGGAACCCTAATATATTTAAAAGATTTTAAAAACTGAAACAACAACAATAATTATTAACTAAAAAAAGTGAAAAAATGGCAACACCGGTTTTAAACAATGGTCTCTTTTTGAGAGACACTTCTTACTCGGCTAGTTCACATATTGATTCATATCACTTAACACAAATGCTTGGTGACGCAGAGCCAATGGACATGGGTCCAGTGGAGTTGTGGGCTATGACACAAAAGGTAGAAATGCCTTTGTATCAAATGGCATCGTTTGGTGGTAAGAATACAATCATGGTTGACAATGCTAGAGGAGAGTACAAATGGCAGACTCCAATTTCAGAATCTTTACCAATGTCTATGGGCGTTTTGGCAGAGACAAGAAATGGAGCAGGTGCTGATGGTACTCCATTTAAGATCAGATTATCTAAAAGAGAATTTGGTCATGGAGACATCATTACCTATGACAAGTACAACGGTCTTGAATTCTACATCACTGCAGATGACATTGTTCCTGTAGGAGATGGATGGGTTTATACTTGTACTTTAGTAAACAATGCTACTGGCACAGGAATTGATATTAAATATCTTGCTGCTGGTACTAAATTCTTCAGAAAAGGTTCTGCAAGAGGTGAATACGGAGAAAGATTCTCTGATATTTCAACTGGAG